TCCTGAAAGCGTGCCTCCTTCTGATGCAGAAGGTCAAAGTTTAGCGGCTTTTATGTTAGATATACCCGGTGAAGATAATCCTGATATGAGTTATACTTATCAAAGCATGAGTAAAGCAGATGGTGGTTATCCGGGTAGAAGTGGTTATATTGTGGGATATGCCGATGGTGGGCAACTTCATAATCCACCTATTGCAAGAAGTGAGCCTGAAATAAGAAAGGAACTTATTAGTGCTCAGGGAACTTATTCTCGTGGATTTTTAGTAGTTGCTTATGAAGGTGAGTTGGCTTTAGTTGCTAAAAAGGATAGAGATGATATTACAGCCGTAGGAGATTATCTAAAGGTAGCACAAACTGGAACAGATACTCTTGCTGGAACAACTCAATGGAATGAAAGAATACATAATCAAGATAGGTTTGTTTGCACTGCAAATGCAGGTCCAAATATAGAAGCCCTAATTGCAACTGGAACGACAGTTGCAACTGATACTACAAACTACAGAGCAGAAAATGTATTACAAAGTGCTCCTTTTGATGCCCCTATGCACTTTCATTCACCAATAACCACAGAGATTGAATTAAGCAACGCTACTCCTTGTAGAGCGCCGACTGGAGATTTATTCTTTGATATAGATAAAAATGTAGGTGGTCTTTTACTTGAAAATCAAACTTTAATGAAAAGAAATACAATTACAGGAGAAGAATATATTTCTAATAAAAATGAATCTCCTGCTACTGGTCATTTCGGAGCAACTGGCACAACAAGAAGACAAGAAAACACTTTTTGGATAGGTGACGTACATGCTCAAAATGTAAATCGTAACTCTCCCGCAAAGAACTTTAGTATAGAAAATATAGTATGGAAAAGAATGGATGGTGGAAGTCTTACTTTACCAGCATCTAATGCTCGTGGTTTAGGAGCAATACCTTGGATTACTCGTGTTGATTCTAATACACCTTATGTTATGGGTGAAAAAATATACGGTAATGTAAGATTTTCATTTGAAACTACAAATACTGCTATGATGCCTATACTACAAGCACAAGAAGTTGCTCATCCTCAATTAGCAGAAAAACATCCTACAGAAATGAGAAACGTGCTCAATATACCAAATGAAGAATTACAATTCCAAGATATAACAGTGGTAGATGATACAGGGCAAATCCATACTTTAGAAGGTGGCTCTCCATTAGGAGTAATTATCAGAGGTTTTGCTCCTACTGGAGAAAGAGATTCATCGGGTCTACAACCAAGTCTTGCTAATAGTGGATTATCTCCTAATTTAGAAATCCAGTTACCTGACCCTAATTCGATACCCGGAAATATTCTTGTTCGTAGTGGTTTTGATAGATTACAAGCATATCAAAATGAAACTATAGGAGACGGTGGTATGATTCATCCTGATTTAGACCAAAACCGTATAGGACATTTGTTTGAAGATAGTGATAATGCTAATTTGATAGGTCCGAGAGGTACACCTACTCAAAACGAAGTAGGATGGGAGCATATTACAAAAGGAGAAAACTTCCCTGATTCTACAACTGATGGTTGGCTTGAAACTACTAATAATAATACTTTAAAATCTTCTTATGAACAACATGATAGAACATTGTATTTCCATATTACAAAAATGAGTAACAGTCACACTGAGCGTTATCCAACAATATATAATCACACTAATGGTGTAGTCACACAAGATTTGAAACTTTCAAGTTATAGTAGTGGGACTATTACCGCTAACGCTACGATTACATCTGCAATATTTGATGCTGGTTTTGGTAGTAAAGAAGTTGCAGATAACAGAAGATTTTTGCGTATTTCTAATAGTGCCGGAGATAGTGTTATTGTATCTTACTTAACTATTAGTGGTACTACATTTACAGGTGTAGTAGGAAATATAGACTTTGACCAATTCCTTGTAGATAATCCAACTACTAACACCTTAACCATTACACCTTCATACTATATTCCTGCTGGTAGCGCAAGACTCTTTGCGGCTAGAAGATTAAGAG